TACTTTTTGTGCGTGGCAACAAACAAAACAAATTAACTCGCTTTTTGGCGGGTTTTTTTGGTTGTCTATAAAACAGAATTGCGAAAAGCCGTGTAGGGGTTAAGGTCTATCACACGTAAAAACAGATAGGCGACACGAAAGGGCTGGCTCGGTTGAACCAGATGTGTCCACAAATCATCCCTCCTAGAACATTATTGTTCCATAGCCCATCAGGGGGTAGGGGGGACTCGTGGGCTTCACCATTGAACCAGATAAACACCATGAGTAGGAAAACAAAAAAGAACTTTAGATTTCATAAAGAAACAAATCAGATATGTAAAAAGTGTGGGAATAAACTTATAATAACCACAAGAGGTAATAAATTCTGGGTGCAATGTGTGGAGCGTGCGCATTACTGTAAATTAACTACACAGTACAAAAAGAAGAAAAAAGGGAAAACAACAGCACCATCTAGATATAGGGATTATATTAAAAGTAAGGAGTGGGAACAGAGGAAGAATAAGTATTACCAGGGTCACAAGAGACAGTGTGATCGATGTGGTAGTTTAAAACACATTCATTTGCACCATGCCGTTTATGCGCCCGCAGAGTACGGTAGAGAGAAGGACAAGTTTTTATTTCCATTATGTAGAGTGTGTCACATGTTATTTCACAGCAAGAACAAAACGAAGAATAATATGACAAAAGAAACACTGTCTTTTATAGCTGAACTTAAGTGAATACATATGAAAGCAAAAATAATAGGAATAGGAAAAGAATGCAAAAAGTGTCAAAACCAGATGCAAAGGAGAAAAAGAGGGGGTGAACCCACAAAAAAACAAAAGTACTACTTTCAAGAGTGGGATTATTGTGAACCATGTAGGCACGTCCAGCATTACGAACACTTTAAAAGGATTAATAAGGGATATAAGTTATCAACAAAACAACTTGCAACATGACAAGCACTTCGCTATAATCTTATTATAAGTAATCAAATAAAAGTCATGAAAAAAGAAATCACACAAATCGCAAATACATTTATCGCATCAGTAAAACAAGGAGAAGGGTTTGAGGAAGTAGTAATTGCAACAAAATCATTCAAGACATTATCAGGAGCTAAGAAATGGCTAGCAAATAAATAACATGAGAGAAATTAAATTCAGGATATACCATAAAAATTTACAGTCAATGAATAAAGTCTTGTATAAAATACCTCAAGAGTTAAACAAAGACTGGCAACGGGAAGACTATGATGATGCGGTTTTTATGCAATACACAGGGTTAAAGGATAAAAACGGAAAAGAGATTTACGAGGGGGATATAGTGGAGGTTGCGGAAAATGTAAAAACCCACGGAGAAACACAAGCCAATGGGGAAACACTGTGGAAAATCATCGACGAGGGTATAAGGCTTGAGGTTGCATATAACACAATGTCCCCAAAATGTGGCTTATATCCAATAAGTGAAGAGGATGACACTATATATGAAGCATATTTGTGGTCTACTGATGAGTCAGACCAATTGGTAGTCATCGGGAACATTTACGAAAATAAAGACTTATTATGAAACTAAAAGACTGGTACGAAGACACGTACAAAACATACAAGGAAGAATACGACGAGATAAACATTTCGACAGCTATTATATTCAAATGGATTCTACAGGCGGAACGTGACGGGGATGTAGAGCTTGAAAACAAATTGTTAGATAGGTTAGTAAGTTTTAAATAATATGAAAAACGACATAACACCATTACAGCTTGCAGTTAGCTTCCATGATGTGTACGAATTTCTTGCACCATTACACGGTTATAAAACAAGAGAAGATACAAGAGAGTTTGACCCAGAAAGTCAGAACGGAAAACTAATGATAGCAACGTGTGAGATTATATTGGCACAGATGAAAAAATAGACCTTGCTACTGGGAAATAATTGTTTCATAATATAAACATGAGTAAAGGAAAACCGTATACAGACGAACAAAGGACAATGATTATCCAATCTTTGAGAGGTTATCTTGAGATTGGTTTTTCGCGTAATAAGGCTTGTGAAATGGTAGGTTTGCCGCCGCAGACACTTTCTAACTGGGTTGTAACAGATGAAGCACTAGGGATGAAACTGAAAGGGTGGGAAAACGCTATAAATAAACTAGCACTAGCCAATATACAAAGCGCGATATTAAAGGAAGGAGAGATGGAAGAAACAAAAAAAGACACTTCTAAATGGTGGCTAGAGCGTAAAATGAAGACAGACTTCTCAACACGTACAGAGCAAACAGGCGCAGATGGTAAAGACTTGCCAACGCCCATACTTGCAAACATTATTAAACAGGAAGAAGAATAATGTTATCAGGGGGATATGTTTAGTCAAACAACAGCATTGCAAAAGATTGCAGCACTCAAGAAGAAGATACGAGCCTTGCAAGGTGGTACGTCGTCGTCAAAGACAATCAGTGTACTTCTGATACTGATAAACCTTGCGCAGAGTGATAAAACACCAAAGCTAACGTCAATCGTATCTGAATCAATACCTCACTTGAAACGTGGGGCAATTCGTGATTTTACAAACATTATGCAAGCGCACGGATATTGGAAGGATGATAACTGGAACAAGACAGAAAGCACTTATACTTTCGAGACTGGGAGCAGGATTGAGTTTTTTTCTACTGATAACGGCGATAAGCTACGAGGTGCAAGGCGTGACAGGTTATTTATGAATGAGTGCAATAACTGTACACTTGATGCGTTCGACCAGTTAGAGGTTCGTACAAAAGACTTTGTCTATCTAGACTGGAATCCCACAAATGACTTTTGGGTATATTCTGAGGTTATAGGACAGCGGGATGATGTAGACCATATTATTTTGACGTACCTAGACAACGAGGCATTGAGCAAAGAGATTGTCGCATCAATTGAAGCTAGGCGCGGGCGCAAAGGTTGGTGGCAGGTGTACGGACTAGGGCAGCTTGGAGAGGTAGACGGACGCGTGTTCACCGGTTGGGTGATACTGGATGAAATACCAGAGGGCGCACGTTTAGAGCGCAGAGGTCTTGATTTTGGGTACACAAACGACCCCACAACAGTTATAGACGTATACAAATACAACGGCGGCTATCTTTTGGACGAGGTTTTATATAAAAAAGGGATGAGCAACAAGATGATAGCGGATGTATTACTTGCGCTAGATGACACGCTTGTGATTGCAGATAGCGCAGAGCCAAAGAGTATTGACGAACTATCAAGTTATGGTGTTTCAGTAATTGGAGCGGTAAAAGGTGCAGGAAGTATTAACCAAGGTATTCAATTGGTGCAAAGTGTACCTATTTGGATGACAAAACGCTCGGTGCGACTTATAAAGGAGTATCGCAACTACTTATGGGAGACAGACAAGCTCGGTAAAATTATAAACAAGCCCGAATCAGGCTTTGACCATTGTTTAGATGCGGTTAGATATGCCATTTCGTCACTCAATCCACACCACAAAGAGCAAGAAAGCTATTATTTTGAAGAAGAAGAACCTCTTTACGGTGACATAGGCTTGTAAACTGTTTCATATGTCGTATAATTTACACATAAACTACTGGGGAGTATAAAAAAATGATTAAAAAAGAAATCAGGAACGAAATTATTGCGCAAGCACTGGATGAAATATCTTTTGCTCGCACATATAAACAAGGGAAAGTGACAAATTGGAGTACGAACGAAAATCTTTATTACGGAAACAAAACAAAGAGTAGAGACAGCAGGGCAAATGTCGACTTGGGACAAATGTCTTCTTTTGTTCACACGATTCTATCAAAGATTGATAGCCCTCTAGTATTCAAGTTTGGAAAAAGAAAAGACAGTCAGGTGAAACGTGTTGAAATGCTGAATCGCCTCGCTGCTATTGATTCAGAGCAAGATAACTGGGATATCAAAGACATTGCCGGTAAGAAGCAAGCCATTATATATGGACGAGCAATTTATGGATATAGTGCTGATAGTACAGATGGGTACAAAGCACACCTTGAAAATGTAGACGTGTACGACTATTTGATAGACCCATCAGCGGGTGGAATTAATATCGAAAACGCAATGTATATGGGGCGTTACGGAGTAGTAAAGCAACGGCATGAAATTAAAAATGGCGTAAAGAATAAGAAATATTTGAGGACAGAAGCAAATGAATTTCTTGATGGAGTTGGGAACGCGTCAGAAGTAAACCAAGAGGAATCAAACAAAGAGAACCGGACGAACGCGCAAAATGTGTACAGTTCTCAAAAGGAAATAAGCAACGAAGACAAGTATATTTTCTGGGAATGGTATACAACGTATAAGGGTGAGAGATACTATCTATTATTGAGCGAAACAGGAGGCACAGCAATAAGGCTTGAAAAACTATCGGATATCTTTGAAAGCAATCTGTTTCCATTCTGGACATGGTCTGCGTTCATTGATTTGACTGAATTTTGGACACCTAGCTATTGTGATTATGTACGCGAAATCTTTATGGCACAGGCAGTATCAATCAATCAGATGTTGGACAACGCGGAGCAGATAAACAAGCCGCAGCGTGTAGTTAACGTCACAGCTATTGAAAACCTTGCAGAGCTAAAGTATCGACGAAATGGAATAATCACAGTGAAGGGCAATTTTGACGCAAATAAGGCTGTCCAGACTATTCAAACACCATCAATAAACACACCCATAAATGTTTTTGAACTTCTAGAGGGTATTCAGGAGAAAGCATCGGGAGTAACAGCAGGAGCAAAGGGAGTATCAGACGAAGACAAAGTGGGTATTTACGAAGGAAACCAAGCAAACGCAGCAGACAGGTTTGGACTATTAAATAAAACGTATGCGTTTGGTTACAAGCGATTTGCAAAACTATGGGAGGCGGGAGTAAAAGAACATCTAGTTAAAAAAGTATCAATTGATATTCTTGGACCGGATGGACTTGAGATAAAAGACGTGTCACGACGTGACTTATATAGAAAAGGTGACGATTACTCTATAGCAGTTGAAAGCTCAAACGCAGAACTGTCATTGTCAGAGACAGCGAAGCGAACCAAGATAGCTTTCCTAAATTCACAAGCGCAAAATCCAGCTCAAAACCCGCAAAAGGCATATGAATTACAAGCGAATATTGCCGGATTTGATGAGGAAACAATCAGACAGTTGATGGACACGTCAGAGTTTGGAGATGCGGAGCTAATGAGTGAGGCAGAACGAGACATTGAGGATATCCTCGACGGAAACATAATCAGTGTGAATCAGGCAGCAACAAACGCATACAAGCAAAGAATAGTAGACTATATGACAGACCATCAAGAGGATATAAAAGACGACCAATTCAACGCATTATTCAACTATGCCGCATCCCTTGATAAAATCATTGCAAGAAACATGACACGACAGGCAAATGATAGACTACTAAAAGAACAAATCATGCAGTCAACACAACAGCCGGCAGAGCAGCCACAATCTAAACCAAGCCCCCTAGAATTACCAAATAATAACCAAGTATTTTAAATATGAAGTACAAAATTCATCAGGAAGCGGAAGACCCAAAAGACATTATAATTGAAAAGACAGGACACAAGATACATTTCACAATGCGAGAAGTTGAGGCAGTGCAAAAGCAAAACCAAGACGCGCGCGCCGGAGTAGAAGCAAAGCTCAAAGTTGAAAAAGCAAAGATTGAGAATATCGAACACCATCATGCTTTTGTTAAAGAGATGAAAGAGCAAGAACTTCACACGGTACATATGTATCAGGAAGCAAAGAAAATTGTTCAAGTTGCAGAAGCAAAGCTAAAAGAGTTTGACGACAACAAAAAAGAACTTGCAAAGGAATTGAAGGCAATTGAAAAACAAATCCCAAATCTAAATGGAAAACAAGAAGAATCAAATTAAAGAAATGCAGGACGAGAAGGACATTTTTACAGACCTAGACATACTCGCAAAAACAAAGGGGGGCGAAATTCTAGTTAAAAACCTTGTAAAAGACCTTGTCACTGATATTGATTCGCTGTGTATGGGCGCAAGCACGTTTACAATGCAGGAGTTTGTAACAATAGCGTCACGAATGAAGGAGAAAATAAACATTGTTAGGGTTCTATCAAGAGCCGAGAAAAACAAGGAATTTCTAACAAAGCAAATCAAAGAAGAAATTGCGGACGAACTACAAAGATAATTTGTAGGGCGTTTGTTTTGGATAATCGTGTAATCCCCCAACCGCGCTTGTCCAAAACAATTGCCCTATAACTTGTAAAAAAATATGAGTGGGGTACAATTTATACATGGGGAGCAGGG